GCCCGGGAGAACCCCCAGCGTTCCCGCCGTGTTCCGTGCGCATCCTCGCGTGCGGCTGAAATCCGGGAAGTACCTCTCGACGTGTACTGCTACGTCGCTCGAACAGGCTGTTGCGGATGCGCGATTCGCGGTGGCGATCAACTCGAACGCGGCCAACGAGTGCCTGACGTTCGGATGCCCCGTGCTCGCGCTGGGTCCGGCGCTGTACCTCAACGCCGGCGTGGCGCTTCCCGCGACATGCGCCAATTTTCAAACTCAATTCAACCGCATGCTCGAGGGCTGGCGTCCGGAGGCCGAGCGCGTGCGCAATTACCTTGAGTGGCTCGCTTGCCGCCAGTTCAACCAGGACGAGTTTCGCCAGGGCGACGTGCTCGCGCGTGTTTTGCGGGAGGCCTTGAGTTGACGAATCGGAGCAACCTGTGACCGACATCCTCGAAACCGGCGAAGCCTGGCTCACGGAACAGAACATCGCGCATCGCGGGCGGACGGTCGCGTACTCGCGCGGCGACACGTCCGCGTCCGTGACGGCCGTGCTCGGGCGATCCATGCTTCGGGCGCCGGGCGAGTTCGGCACGTATCAGGAGATCGAGCACAACGACTTCTTGATTCAGGTTGCGGACCTGGCCGCGTTCGACGAGCCCGAGCCTGGTGATCGCGTAACCGTGACACTGAACGATAACGCGGAGATTTTCGAGGTCATGGCGCCCCTGGACGTTCCGGTGTTCGACTATTCCGATTCGTACCGAACGCTGTACCGCATTCACACGAAGCGCGTGGGGAGGTCCGAATGACCACTGCGCAACTTGCCGAAGCCGTGAAGGACGCGCTGGCTGCCGGCAGCTTCACGCAGAGCTTCACGCCGACGCGCGTCGCCCTGCCCGAGTTCAAGCTGGTGGACCTCGGAACGCTGACCGTCACAGTGGTCCCGCGCGAGATGACGCTTTCGCTCGATTCGCGGCGGGACAACGCGTGCGAAATGGGAATCGACGTGGCCGTCCACAAGCGCGTTTCGGACACCGGGACCACCACCGTCGATGCGCTCATGGCGTTGGTCCAGGAGATTGCGGACCACATGACGCGCCGCGATCTCACCGCGGCCGGCGGCACGGCGTTCTGGCGTGAGACGCGCATCGATCCGCTGTACGCGCCCGAGGAGCTTCGGCAGAACCGGGTGTTCGTTTCCGTGCTTCGGCTCGACTACCTGGAGCGACAAATCGCATGATCGGCATGGCGATCAAACGACTGAGGTTCAACGCGCCGCTAGTTATCAATCGTGCGCGGAACGCGGCGCGCCCCGTGCTGGCGCGTCAGGGCGCGTATTTGCGCGGGATCGCCCGGCGGCTGATTCGACGCCGAAAATCCGGGGTTGTCGCGTTGCCGGGTCAGCCGCCCTACACGCACACCGGCGCGCTAAAGCGCTCGATTATGTTCGCCGCGGGTTCGGACAGCGTCGTGATCGGCCCGACTCATTCGGGAATTGGGCGCATCGGGCATACGCACGAATTCGGCGGAGTGGAGGCTGCGGTCGCGTCTCGAAATCGCAAAGCGAACTGGCAATTGATGATCGGCGGCCATGGGCCTATCGACGTGGACGCGTCGGGCGATCCTGTTGTCGCGAAGTTGCGCACGACGGCACAGGTTCGTCGCGCGCGTAAACTGGCGCGGACGTTTCCGCATTCCGTTGTCCCCGGCAAACCGAAACGGCGTTATCCAGCACGGCCGTTCATGGGCCCGGCGTTGCGTGCCGCGACACCCGAGTTACCAAGTTTCTGGAAGGACGCTTTGAGAAAAACGGCGTAGACGCCGCGTGAATGACGCGCGGATGAATGCCAAACGCAGGAACAGCCGTGAGTGCGGTCATGGCCCAGCTAGGAGAGAGAGTCATGAGCGCCACCCAAGGCTACAAATGCAAGATGTACCGGAACTCGGGCACGTGGGCCTTGCCCGCGTGGAACGAAATCGCGGCGGTTCGCGACGTTACGCTGAACCGTGAGCGTTCCGAGTCGGACGTGAGCACCCGGGGCGGGGGCGAATTCAAGCAAGCTCTGGCCGGCCAGATCGACGCCAGCGTCGAGTTCGAGATGGTTTACAACCCGCAAGACGCGGACATGGACACCATCGAGACCGCCTTCCAGAACAACTCCACCATCGAGTTGGCCGTCATGAACGGCAACATCAACACGGCCGGTTCCGAGGGTCTGCACGCCGATTTCGTCGTGCTCAGCGCCCCGCGTAACGAGCCGCTTCAGGAAGGCGTCACGGTGCAGTACACGCTCAAGCCCGCGTACTCGTCCAATGCCGCCGAGTGGATGACGGTCGCGTCGTAGTCGACCGTCGCAGTCGGCGCGTCGTAGTCGGCTTCCGTAGTCGGCTCTCGCACTCGGCTCGTCGTGAAAGGTTTGCTGTCGGTCCGGGTCATAACGGCCCGGACCGAAACCAGGGCTGGAGGAGAACATGAAAAGTTTCAAAGACAAAGAAGGCCGCCCGTGGAACGTGGAGATCAACGTCACCGCCTTGAAGCGCGTGCGCGATCTCTGCCAGGTCGATTTGGCCGATGCGGTTGGCGACGACGGGAAAACGATCGAGCGGATCACGTCCGATCCCGTGTTGCTCTGCAACGTGCTGTTCGTCCTCTGCAAACCGCAGGCGGACGAACGCAAGATCTCGGACGAGGACTTCGGCCGCGCCATGGCGGGCGACCCGATTGAGGACGCCACGAATGCGCTGCTGGAGGAGCTCGTGGATTTTTTCCCGAAACGCCGGAGGACCGTGTTCCGTCACGTCCTCGATCTGAGTCGTCAGGCCGAGACGAGGGCCATGGATCAGATCGAGACGAGGCTGTCCAATCCGGCGCTGAAAGCGAAGCTCGACAAGCAGGTAGACGAAGTCCTGGAGACCGTGTTTGGCAACTTGTTTGGGAAGCAGCCGGAATCGTCGGAGTAGACCCGGGCCCGTACACGTTGCGGCAGTTGCTGTGGATGGCGGAAGCGCGCGCGTCTCAGGCTTGGGATCACACGAGCATGGTGCTGGCGTTGATCTACCAAGTAAATCGCGATCCGAAACGAGGACGATCGATGCGACCGGAAGACTTTCATCCGTATATGTCGAAGCGACTGCGTGGCGCGCCGCTGAACGCCGCGAACTTCCAGGCGCTTCGCAAGATGGCGCGCGTCGAGCGCACTGTGCGTGCGCAGGATGTGGTGGTGAGGTAAGTAATCATGCCGAGTAGCAGTGACGTAAAAGCTGGCGGCGCGTTCGTCGAGCTCCTGTTGGATGACACGAAGCTCCAGCGTGGACTTAAACGCGCACAAGCCAAGCTCCGTGCGTTCGGGCGATCCGTTACCGCTATGGGCCGTGGTCTGCTGCGTCTCTCGGCGATCACGGCCGCGCCCTTCGCGTTCGGGGCGAAGACGTTCGCCGACTTCGAGCAGCAGATGGCCATGGTCTCGACAATGCTGATCGAGCCTGAGAAGCACATGAAGCGCTTCTCGGCCGGCATTCGGAAGATGTCGGTTCAGTTCGGCGAGGACACGGGCTCTCTGGCCAAAGGGCTGTACGACATTCTCTCCGCGTCCGTGGCGCCCGAGCATGCCTTGGGCGTGTTGGACCAGGCCATGCGCGCTGCCAAGGGCGGGATGACGGACGCAGCTACGGCGACCCAAGCGATCATCAACGTCCTGAACGCTTTCCACATTCCCGCAAGCCGCGCGGGCGACGTGGCCGACATGCTGTTCACGACCGTCAAGCGCGGCGTGTTGACGTTCGACGACCTCGCGCAAAGCGTTGGCATGGTAACGGCCATGGCGTCGGCGACAGGCCTTTCGATGGAAGCCATGGGCGCGGCGCTCGCCACGATGACGCGCAACGGGCTCAAGGCGGAAACCTCCACGGTTGCGTTGCAGAACATCCTCAAGGAATTCTTGAACCCGTCCGAACAAGGCGCCGCGCTGGCGCGGCAGTACGGCATCGAGCTGAGCGTGATGGGCCTCAAGGCGGACGGGCTGCTCGGCATCATGCGGAAGCTGGAGAAGCTCCCGCCCAACGTGATCTCGAAGATGTTCCCGAACATCCGGGGTTTGCGTGGAATCTTCGCGATACGTGGTGACGTCGCCGGGCTCGCCAAGGACTTGGAGTTGATGGGCCACAAGGCGGGCGCCACGGACACGGCGTTCCGCAAGATGATGAACACGCTTTTCGTGGGGTTCGGCCGTGCGTGGCAAATCGTCAAGCGCGTTTCGAGCGCCATCGGCCAGGCGATCGGCGGGACGCTCCGCGCCTGGATCGATCGGTTCGTTGAAATCAGCCGATGGGTCACGGCCGTGATCGATAAGAACAAGGCGCTCATCGTCTCAATCATGAAGATCGTCCTGATCGTCGGCGCGGCCGGCGCCGCGCTCATCGCGCTTGGCCTGACGTTCAAGCTGCTCGCCATGGCGTTGGGCGGGTTCGGGTTGATCGTTTCGGTCGTGGTCGGAATCTGGAACTCGCTGATTGCCGTGCTCGGTATTGTCGCGTCGCCTCTCGGGGCCATCATCGCGCTGCTGGTGGCCGCGAGCGCGGCGCTGCTGTACTTCACCGGCTACGGCGGCAAGCTGCTCGCGTGGCTTGGCCGACGATTCGAGGCGCTGAAGAACACCGCGACGGAAGCGTGGGGCGGAATCGCGAAGGCGCTTGCCTCGGGCAATATCGCGCTTGCCGCGAAGATTCTCTGGCTCACGCTGAAAATGGAGTGGCAAAAGGGCGTCCACGCGCTCACGGAGATCTGGGCGGCGCTCAGCACCGTCATCATGAACGTTGCCTCGTCGGCGTTCTACGGCGCGCTGAAAATCGCGGCCGGCGCGTGGGACGGGATGCGTTCGCTTTGGGTGTCTACGGTGTCGTTCATGTCTAAGATTTGGGCGAACTTCGCCGCGGGAATTCTGAAGGTATGGAATTCGACACAGGGCGCGCTCGCTAAAGGTTTTCTCAAAATCATGAGCCTGTTCGATAGCGATATCGATTACGAGGCTGGCGCGGCTCGAATTGACAAGGACACGGGTCAGAGCAACACCAAGATCGAATCGGATCGTAAACGCGATATCGCGAAAAGCGATGCGCAGTACACAAAAGCCCTGGCGCGCATCGGAGACGACTACAAAGCGACGGCGGCCCAGATCGACAAGGACGCGCGCGCGACCGCCGCGTTACAGCGAAAGGAGCATCACTCCCAAGTCAACGCGTCCGCGAGCGCTTTAGATAAGGCCAAGGACGAATGGCGGAAGGCGCTGGAGGACGCGGGTAAGAAGGTCGCGGCCGAGAAAGCCGAGGAAACGCCAGCGCAGAAGTACAAAGCAAAAATGCGTGGCGCGAACGACGCGATCAAGAACGTGGCCGGCAACATCGGCGGCGAATCCATCGTCAGTTTCAGCGCGGCCGCTCTGTTTGGCATGGGCGCGTCCAGCGCGGCGGATCGCACGGCCAGCGCAACCGAGAAGGCGAATCAATATCTCCGTGACATCAAGAAGA